AGGCGGTATTGATCCGGGCGGAACTGCTGGGACTGGCGGTGCTGGCGGTGGGGGTGCTGGTGGTCTAAAAGGTGGTGGGAATAATGGTGTTAGTGGTGGAGGTGATGGCGGCACTAATGGCGGATCAGGTGGTAATGGTTTTGGTGGTGCTGCTGGACTTGGCGCTACTAACTCTCCAACTGGATCAAATGGTGGCAACGGCGTAGACCTGCCAATCTATGGTAGTGGCGGTGGTGGGGGTGGTTATAGAACTTCCAACACTACTGGTACTTTTGTAGGCTATTCAGGTGGAAGTTATGGGGCTGGTGGTGGCGGTATCAACAACCGCTTAGTTGGCTCAACCCTTACTTCTGGTGCTGGTGCTGACGGCATAATCATTATCCGCTACATTCCAAGTACCTCTGCTAACCTTTCTCTGAACAGCATTACCACAGGCAACCCTGAGGTTAATACGACAACTCTTGCACAAAGACAAAGCCTTAGTCTGAATGCAATAACTTCTGGCAACTCTGAAGTAGCCGCAACAAGTTTAGCTCAAGGTCATCTTCTTAACCTTTCGGCAGTTACCACAGGGATTCCTGCGGTTGGAAGTGTCGCTGCCGTTATTACAGTGGGCCTTAGCCTTAACTCAGTCACTACTGGAAACCCAGTGGTAGGGTCTGTAACTCTCAGCACACTCTTTGCCCTGACCCCTACGGCTATTGCCACAGACTCACCCACAGTTGGCACAGTTACTCTAAGCCAAGTTGATGTACTTGCAGGACTTGATATCACTGCGGGTGTGCCTGAGCTACCTCTTTATCCACTGGTTCAAAAACATTCAATCAGTCTGACAGGTGTTACATCTGGACAAACTGAAGTGAATGTGGTACAACTAACCCAAATTAGCGTACTTAGTCTTAACGCTATTGTTACGGGTAATCCTGTCGTTGGGTCTTCTAGCATCACTATCAAAGTCTACTATCCAAACGATTTTAGTCGGGAAAGAGTAGACTATGTTCCTCAAGAATCCTTCCGGGTCGTCTCGGTAGATAAACCTATTTCCAGAGTTGCCTTCGTGGCAGCAGAGTTTAGCAGAATTGCGAGAGTAAACTAAGATGAGTCTTAAGTGGCCCCCAAAAGATAAAGACGAGACTCTTGACTACAGTATTGATTGGTCTAGAGCCTTAGAGGGTGGTGAGACTATTGATACTGTCTCTTGGCATATCGTTGATGCTACTAACACTAAGGTCAGCTTTAGTGCTGGTAGCACTGTGAATACTCTAAAGAATGTGACTCAGACCAACACCTCGACTGTTGCCACGATCTACCTTCAGGCAGGCACAGACAACCAAGAGTATCAACTGTATTGCAATATCACTACTACTGGTTCTAGGGTTAAAGAACGTTCTGTCAAGATTCGGATCAGGGAGTATAACTGATGGCTACCTACAACTTCCTTGGTCTGGTCAACGATGTCAACAATCAACTGAACGAGGTTGAGCTTACTGAGAGCAACTTCGGGTCTGCCGTTGGCTTCTACACTCTAGCAAAGCAGGCAGTCAATACTGCAATCAGAGAAATCAATCAGCAACAGTTTGAGTGGCCCTTCAACCATGACACTCAGAGAGAGTATCTGAGAGAGGGCGATGTCCGTTACTACATCCCTCGTGATGTGAAGACCCTTGATATGGACTCCTTCCGCATCATCCGTGACACTACTCTTGGCAATGAAACGGTAAGACTTAAGCTGCTTTCCTATGAAGATTATCTGGACAAATACATCGACTACGAGTATAATACAGATGAGGGTATTAGGACTTTGCCTAAGTATGTCTTCCGTACTCCCTCTCTTGAGTATGGTGTCGTTCCCCCTCCGAATAAAGCCTACCCGATTGCATACGAATACTATCGTAGCCCTGTTGATCTTAACCTCTTCTCTGATGTTCCTAGCATCCCAGAGGACTTCCGTTATGTGATTGTTCACGGTGCTATGGTTCATGCACACAGCTTCCGTGGCGACAATGAAAGCTCTCAACTGAGTGCACAGAAGTTTGATGCTGGTATCAAAGATATGAGAACTCTTTACATCAACCGTTACGAATACGTTCGCTCTACCGTAAGGAATAAGTAATGCCCTCTAGCTGGGAAACATTCCCCATTCAATTTAGAGGTGGTCTGATTTCCAATTTGAACCCACTTCAACAGGGGATCAACAAGGTTGGATCAGCTACTATTCTACAGAACTTTGAACCATCTAAGACTGGTGGTTACAAGAAGGTGTTGGGCTACGCTAAGTTTAGCAACACTGCACTTGCTGGTTCTGGTAACGTCCTTGGTGTGAGAGTCCTTGGTTCTTCTGAGGTGATTGCTGTTCGTAAGAATGGTAGCAACGTGTCTACCTACTACCTTGGATCTGGTTCATCTTGGACTACGCTTGCCAGCGCAGCTTCTCTTGGTGGTCGTGTAAGGCATGAGGACTACAACTTCACTGGTGTAGACAAGATCATGTTTGTAGATGGGGTTAACTCCCCTGCTGTCTTCGACGACTCCACTAACAGCCTCAGCTTCCCCTCTCTGCCTTCTGAACTCACTGGGGCAACTCATGTGATTGAGTATAGAAAAGCTCTGTTCATTGCTAAGGGTCCGCTGCTGTACTTCTCTGCACCCCTGTCCGACACAGACTTTAGTGCTGCTAGTGGTGGTGGTGTTCTGAACGTAGGCCATGACATTACAGGCTTGTTTGTTTTCCGTGACCAGTTGATTGTATTCAGTCAGAGTAAAATTCAAAGGGTTACTGGTAGCACTATTTCGGACTACCAACTTATCCCTCTGGCTGAGAACATTGGTTGCTTGCATGGCGAGACTATCCAAGAAGTTGGTGGTGACGTTATGTTCATGGCAGCAGACGGTCTGAGACTTCTGAGTGCTACTGAACGTATCGGTGACTTTGGTTTGGGACTTGCCTCTGACCCTATCAACAAAGACGCAGTGGACTTTCAGAATAGCACTGAGGTATTCACCAGCATCGTACTCAGAAACAAGGCACAGTATCGTATCTTTGCATATAGTGATAGCGTCCCTACAGCTACGGCTAAGGGTCTTATTGCTACCAAGTTCTCTGACCAAGGTAACTCTGAGATTAGCTGGGCTACCCTAAGTGGTTTCAAAGTCTACTGTGCTGATGGTTCATATGTTCCCGGAAGAGAGCTTACCCTATTCGGTAATCAGGATGGCTACGTGTATCGTATTGAGACAGGCTCTAGCAGGGATGGTGGTAATATCGAAGCCATCTACAAGTCCCCCTTCATGCCTATCACTGACCCTCAACTGCGTAAGACCTTCTACAAGTTGGCACTCTACGTCGAGACTCTGGGCAACTTCTCTGTGAATGTGAACCTAGACTTTGATTTGTATAAGGTTGATAACTACGCTGGTGGTCTGGCTAATACGATCAACTTGTCTAACGATGGTATTGGTACTTTCCTTTATGGTAGCCCTACTGCACTCTACGGAACTGCCACCTATGGGACTGCACTGGACAACGTATACAACACAAACGTGATTGGTAGCGGCAAGACAGTCTCTATTCGTATCGAAGATAATTCAACAAACCCCTCATTCAACTTGGACACTGCTGTCCTTGAGTATAGAACTAACGAGAGAAAGTAAGAACATGAGTGGATACATCCGTCAGGATACCTCCAATAACATTGCAACTGGTAACGTTATCAACGCAGAAGATCTTGATGACGAGTTCGATGCACTTGTCGGTGCTTTTAACAACATCACTGGTCATAAGCATGATGGAACTTCTGGCGAAGGTCCACCTATCACCACTATTGGTCCTTCTCAAGACATTGTTAGTACAGCCACTGCACTTCGCCCTAAGACGGACAATACTGTTGACTTGGGCACAAGTACGTTTGAGTACAAAGACCTGTATATTGACGGTGTGGCAAACATCGACTCTCTGGTTGCTGATACTGCTGACATCAATGCTGGTACTATCGATGGTACTGTG